CCCCACGATGGCGGACGGCGGGCAACTGCTGATCGTCTCCACCGCCAACGGCTTCGGCAACCTCTTCTACGAGCTGTGGACGGACGCGCTCGACCGGGGCATCTCGGCGGTCTTCATCGGAGCGGAGAAACACCCGGGCCGCGACCACGAGTGGTTCGAGCGGATGCGGAAGAACCTCTCGTCCGCCGACATGTCCGAGCAGTACCCGCTGAACGCAGCGGAGGCGTTCTTGGGCACGGCGGGCTGCTGGTTCGATACGGGTGCGCTCTCCCGCTACGCAGACCGCACCCGCAACGCGAAGTATCGAGGGAAGTTCATCCCCTCGGAAGAGGGCGTGTCGGCCGTCTTCGACCGCCAGGATGCGGGCTGGGTCTGGGTGTACGACCCCCCGGACAAGGAGAAGACGTACACGATCTACGCCGACGTGGCGACTGGGCGCGGGAAGGACTACACCGCCGCCGTCGTCATGGACTTGCAGGACATGAACATCGCCGCCGAGCTGCACGGCAAGATCGACCCCGACCTCGCCGCTGAGCAGCTCCACTTCCTCGGGCGCTGGTACGGGACCGCGCGCATCGCGGTAGAACTCGGAGGCGGGTTCGGGGAGGCGGTCGTGATCCCACTCCGAGACGGGAAGCGCGGTCGCCGCCCGTACCCGAAGCTCTACCGGCACGTGCAGGACGACCGCCCGGACTGGAAGCAGAACGCGACCTACGGCTTCCCGATCACGGTGAAGACGCGCCCGCTCATCATCAACCAGTTGGAGCGGGCGATCCGCGAGGAGTCGCTCCCGCACATGCCGATGGCGACGATCCTTGAGTGCAAGACTTTCGTCCGCCAGGACACGCTTCCCTCACCGCGCGCAGCCGAGGGCACGAACGACGATAGGGTGATGGCGCTCGCAGGTGCCCTTGAGATGTTCCGCCGCTACGGGAGCCATCCGAAGGATGTGAGACTCTCCCGCAAGAAGGAGAAGCAGGAGTACGTCCACGACTACGCATGGAGCTGAGCTATGAGCATGATGCTTCCGCCCGATCCGACCGCTGCTCCGAATCTCCCGACAGCACCGGGTGGAGGGCCGGGACCGCCAGGGCCGCTTGATGCGCTGAACCAGGGGCCGATCCCTGCCGGTGGCGGTGGCATCGGCGACCTTCTTGCCGCTCTCGGTGGACCCGGAGGCCCAGGAGGCCCGGGAGGAGGCCCGGATCAGGGCGGGGCGACGCCGCAAGAGCTGGCGATGAGTCCGGTCGAGCACATCCAGGAGGCGATGAAGCACCTGATGATGGCGCTCTCCAAAGAGCCGGACGAAGGTCAGGGCGCGGGGATCGTCAAGGGCATGGGCGCTCTTCAGGGCATCCTCGCGGGGTCGCAGAAGAAGGATCAGCAGCTTGCGCAGCTTCAGGCCGCGCCCGGTGGTGGCCCGCCCGGTGGCGGTGGACCGCCCGGGCCTGGTGGCCCGCCGGGGCCGTAAGTGGCAGCCCCCAGCGGATCAACTGCTGCCGCGCTGACCAAGGACCCGTACGGGTCGCCGGATCAGCCCTTCCAAGACGAGCTGACGATGGTGCTCGCAGCGATAGACACCTGCGAGCCGTTCCACAAGAACTGGACGACCACGGTCGAGAAGCGGTACCGCGCCTATCGCGGGATCGCGGAGAAGAAGCGGGCCTCCACGCAGGCGTGGCGCTCGAACCTGACGACGCCGTACATCCTGCAAGTGATCGAGGGGATGCTCGCCACGCTGCTCGATGCGCACCCGAAGTGGGAGGTCAAGCCGAAGCCGATGCCGGGGGACCAGCTCACGGACATCGTGGGTCGCCAGCAGTCGGGGGACGTGGCCTCGGCAGCCCTTCAGTGGGCGATGGACGAGGATGCGTTCGCGCTCAAGCAGCGTCCCTTCATGCAGCAGGACCTGATCTGCGGTCTGACGGTAGGGAAGACGCTGTGGGCGTACGAGTGCCGGGATCTGACACGTCTCACCCCGATGGAGGTCGAAGTCTCCGATGACTGGGGCGTGATCGTGGACAAGTACACGTCTTCGGAGGAGCAGACGCACAACGTCTGCATGAGAGACGGCCCCTCTCTCATCGTCAGGGACGTGCGTGACTTCTTCTGGCCGGAGGGTGCGAAGTCGGTGGACGACGCCGCCTGGGTCATCGACCGGAGCTGGGAGACATGGGACACGCTGAAGGACAAGGAGAAGGCGGGCTACTACTCGAACGTGGACGATCTCAAGGAAGCTCGCAACGACCAGTCCACGAACGACCTCTCAGACCGCGAGCAGATGCTCTGGAATCAGGAGCGGAACAAGAACCTGATCGAGGTCTTGGAGTACTGGACGGACGAGCGCGTCGTAACCGTGGGCGGACGCGCCGTCGTCCTCGCCTCGAAGCCGAACCCGCTCCGCATCTCCCGCAAGCCCTTCGTCGTCTGCTCTGCGATGCCGGATGCCTTCCAGCTCCCCGGCATCTCCGTCGTGGAGGCACTCGCCCAGATCCAGGAGTACCTGTGGACGATCCAGAATCAGCGCCTCGACGCGCTCAGGCTCCTGACCAACGTCATCACGATCATCCGCTCGGACGTTGACGACCCTGATTCCTTCGAGTTCTTCCCTGGTGCCCAATGGATCGTGGAGGACCCGGGGCAGGTCAGCCAGCTTCAGATCGACGCGACCGCCGCGCAGATCACTTTGGAGGCCGAGGGCCTGATGAAGGGCGACCTTCAGAACATCATGGGCGGACTCGCCTTCGCAGGCGGCACGGAGTCGGGACTCTCCAACGCGCAGCAGACGGCGACAGGCATGAGCATCGTCACGAGCATCGCGCAGCGCATCATCCAGGCCCGCAAGCAGAACTACATGTGGGCCTTCGCCCAGATCGGCAAGAACTTCCTCGGAATGATGGGGCAGATGCTCCGCGAGGAGCGGATCATCACGCAGATGGGGCAGGGAGGCTCGCAGCAGCTCCTCGCCATCCACCCCCTCCACCTTCAGGGCGAGTTCGACGTGCAGATCAACGTCATGGACGAGTCCGCGATCAAGCAGGAGCGCATGTCCGAGTCGATGGCGCTCGTGAACATGGCCGCGCAGCTCGTCCCCCTGGGCGTCCCGGTGAACATGAAGCCCTTTGTGGAGGACGTGCTGAAGGCGCAGGGCATCCAGGACACGGACTCCTACTTCACGTCCGCCCCGCAGGGTCCGCCGCCAGGTGCGCCTGCCCCCGCGCCCCCGCAAGCACCGGGTACGCCCCCAGGGTATGCCGCCTTGCAGGATCAGGTCGCGCAAGATACGGCCATGATCGGGGCGCAGGGGCAGACGAACATCCCGATGGCCGCAAGCATGGGCGGGGGGCAGCTCGGCCCCGGCCAGGGACTCAGGCTGTCGCCGCAGCAGTTCGCGCAGCAGCAGGTTCAGGCCGCGCAGCAGCTCGGCATGGGCTAGATGGCTCTCTCGGAGGAGAACACCCGTGAGGTACAGCGTCGAGCTGATCGCATGTCCTCGCTCCTGCCGACTCCGGGCTGGATCGAGCTTGAGGCAGAGGTCGAGCGCAAGATCAAGCGGCTCAAGAACGAGGCTGCGGCCCTTGCCCTCAACCCGGAGGGGGCCGATCAGCGTAGGCTGGATGTCATTCGCGGGACTATCGCCGCACTCCGCTGGTTCGTGGGAGTGCCAAGGCACGCGCAGAGCACGTTGGAGAAGTATCTCCGGGAGCAAGGAATCGAGGTAGAGGATGAGCGAGCAGGAATCGGTTAGCGAGAAGGAGCTGGCGCAGTACCTCTCTGAAGAGATCTTCTCTGGCAGGCCGCGCTCGGTCGGGGAGGCCCTCGCGGCTCCCCCAGAGCCGGAAGCTCCTCCTGAACCCGAACTTACCCCCGAGGAAGAGCCTCCGGTTGTCGTACAAGACGCCCCGCCGGAGCGCGCTCTTCCAGGAGAGGAGCCGGAGCCTCTAGCGGAGGAAGAACCAGCCCCCGAGGCAGAAGAGGAACCCCAGGAAGAGGAGGGGGATGAGCACGTCGCGTGGGCGCAGAAGAAGTACGGGAAGGATTCAGCGGCGTGGGCGAAGGCGGCTCATCATCAGGAGCAGCAGATTAGCCGTCTCTCGCAGCAAAAGACAGAGGCAGAGCAGCTCGCGGGCCAGTGGTACCAGTACGCGCAGGAGGCAGAGCAGCGAGCCTCGACTCAGCAGACCGGGATGCCGCTCTCGGCGCAGGAGGAGGCGTGGGTCGAGCAGTCCGCGATGAATCCGTTGGAGTACGCGCGTGCTGCGGCCTTCAACGGGAACTTCACGCTCTTCCAGGGCGTCATCGGGCGCGTCGCAGAGGAGAACCCGATCATGGCCGGGAACATCTCGGCCCAGGTGCAGCGCGAGTTGGAGATGGCAGCGGCTCAGCAGCAGGCCCAGATGAACGGGCAGCAGGCCCCGCCACTCGATCAGGCACTCGGAGCCACCTTCCAGCGACTCGGACTCGACCTGCAAGAGGTCGGCCCCGCCATCTCGGAGAAGGTCGCCGACCTCGGGGAGCACCACCCCTACGTGCAAGCGATGATGTTCGGGAACCCGCAGGAGCGCGAGCTTGCGGTGCAGGCCGTCCACGATCTCGTGCGCGCTTCCAAGACGACGCGCAAGGTCGTGCGCGACGAGGAGCGCGAGGCCGCGCTCAAGCGCGAGGGTGAGCTGCGCCGGGAGGCCGCTGGCGTCGTCACCGGAGCACCGCACGTTCCGCCCGCCGCTCCCCAGTCACCGCTCCTCGCCGAGATGGAGAAGGAGTGGAAGGCCAGGGGCCAGTGGTCAGGCGACGAGGAGTGAGCTAGGCTCCGGGCAACTTCACTTCGGGCACCCACCAGGACCCGAAGCACGGAGGCAGAGGCCAGGTAGGAACCGCACAGGCGGCACTCCTCAAGAGCCGGTACAGATCCACACCGACTTCTAGGAGTAGACATGGCCGAAGTTGCAGTCGGGACTTTCGTATCGACGGAGGAAGTGGTCGCTGACGAGCGCGTCATCGACATGGACCCGCAGATGCGCAAGCTCGATCCCGACACAACGCAGTTCACGACCATGCTGGGCCGGATGCCCTCTCGCCAAGCGCAGCGAGAGAAGTTCAACTGGCTCGAAGAGGCATACGTGAACGACAACTACTCCGCGACCGCGTACACGTCCGGGGCGACCTCGGTCGTCCTCACCACGGCGAGCGACGCGAACGCCATCGCCGTCAACGACGTGCTCCGCAACATGCGGACGGGGCAGCCGCTCTTGGTGACGGCGAACCCGGGCACGGGTACGTTGACCGTGACGCCGCTCGGGACGAACGCGGCAGGGAACGCGGGCGACCGCCTTCTCTTCGTGGGGTCAGCGCACAAGCAGGGCGGGCCGCTGCCCGCACCGAAGTACTCCCAGCGTGTGCTCGGCTACAACTACACGCAGATCTTCCGCTCCTCGTGGAGCTTCTCCCGCACCGCTACGAGCATCGAGCTGTACGGCGGGCAGGAGCCTGCGAAGGAAGCAGCGCGTAAGGCCGTCGAGCACAAGCGCGAGCTGGAACATGCCGGATTCTTCGGCACGCGCCAGTTCATCACCGCTGGTCAGGACCCGCAGGGCATGTCCGGTGGACTCATCGAGTTCATCGTCACCAACAAGCAGAACGTCGGTGGCGAACTCACGTCCGACTACCTCGACCTCTGGCTCGCCGGAGTTCTCGCCAAGGGCAGCTCGGACAAGGTGATCTTCACCGGCACGGTGGGGGCCTACTACATCTCGCGCTTCAACCGGGCAGGCCAGGGTGCCTTCTGGAAGCCGACGAACGAGAACGTCCACGGCGTCAAGGTGGACGGGTTCATCTCGGGCGTCTTCGGCTACCAGATCCCGGTGGTCGTGAAGAAGGAGTGGGCGAACTACCCCTCGGGTGCCAACGGCTACAACGGCAACCTCTTCTGCATCGACATGTCGAACGTCGAGAAGCGTCCCCTCCGAGACGGGGACACGAAGCTCTTGAACGACCGGCAGCCGCAGGGAGAAGACCGCGTGGCCTCCGAGTACCTGACCGAGCAGGGATGGGAGATCGCGCAGGAGCGCACGCACGGACTCCTGACGGGAATCGCCTAGAGTCACGAGGGGCCGGGTCCGCCGAGACGTGGCTCGGCCCCTCAACTCAAGGAGGAAGCGATGAGGTTCATCTCCCAGTACCCCGGCTACGGGGCGCAGATCCGCCAGCAGCGACAGCAAGGAAGAGGCGACGGCACGGTCGAGGTTCTCGTCCCCGGCCTGTACGTGAACTTCGCCTCCATCGAGCGCGGCGCGTTCATCTACGAGAACGAGCTGGCCGCAGCTCTCAAGCACTTCAACTTCCGGGGGAACACGCAGCACATCGACCAGGCGACCCCCACCGATCCCGTCAACCGCCTCTCCGTTTGCGACACCGAGGAGATGGCGCTTTCCGAGGGCTGGTCGCCGGAGGACAAGGTGCTCGTGGAGTCGCGCCTTCAGGAGATCGCGCTCACGACGCCCGAGGAGATCCTGTACGTCGAGTCTTCTCCCATCGCCGCCCCCTTCCCCAACTACGACGCCTACGACGGGGAGCCGACGGCACTCGTGCTCAAGTTGATCGAAGACGGCTTCGACCTCGACCGCGTGTTGGAGTACGAGCGCATCTTCGGGCCGAAGCGCCCCTTCATCATCGAGGAGCTGGAAGAGGCCATCGAGGCGAGGAAGAGCGTCGTCATCCAGGCATGAGGATCTGGCACCCCCGTCAGACCGAGTGGGAGCGGAACGTCCAGGACATCGAGCCGACGCATCGCGCGCGCCCGCTCCCGGACGGGCGTCTCATGCGCGAGTCGCGGCTCACGCTCTCGCCGGAGTGGATCGAGCAGCTCTTCCAGGGCTACCGCTGCGCCGCCTGCCTCGAACGCCAGAGCACGGCCTTCCCGGAAGTGTGCGAGGCGTTCTGGTGCGACTTCCCGATCCGCGCCGAGCAGCGTGACCGGCTCGCCATCGACTTCGTAGACCAACATCCGGTTGCGATGCCACGATTCCCGATGGACAGAGAGCGTGCCTACTTGGAGAAGGAGCACTACGTGAAGAA